GTTGTGTTAGTTGATTTTCCCGTTGCCGCCATGATCATATCGAGCTTCGACCCCTTTTTAGAGATCGACATCAAGATACGCTCTGAATCTGAGAGCGAAACTCCAACTTTATCAAAAACATTTATCAATGTTTCAGATTGGCGCGCGGAGCTCTCAGTCAATTTCCCGATACGCTTAATTGATTCGAGGTGCTCAATCGTTCCCGAGAACGCTTCTTTTAATCCGAAGCCCGCCGCCATAGCACCAGCGGCGAGCCCAAAATGACCGAGCGCACTTGACGCTTTATCAAAAACACCTGTCACTCGATGGGCCGCCGAGTAAACGGATTTTAATGCCTTCGAGGCGGTGTCGTTGACCGTGACGTTGAGTAGAACTGTCTGCGCTACATCTGACATTGTCAGCCCCCCTCAAATGCACTTGCCATCGCGTCTTTTTCTTCTCTCATAATCTCGGCGAGCTTCTCGACAAACTGATCAAGCTCTGATTTCGTCATGCTCAAAATGTTGGGCACTTGTTGATGCCCATAGCGAGCGGCGAATGCAATCAACTTCCACAAACTCGCCTCGATTGGCTCAGTCTCCGCTTGTCGATACATCGCACAAACAAACCCAGCAAACGTTATCCAACCTTGACACGTCTGCTGGCCTGGAATTTTTTTATCGTCTCCTCTTTTGCGTTATTTGTCTCTGTGTACGCAGTAACGATTAGCTGCCGAAGTTGCGGCGAAAATGATTCGTAGGCTTTATCGGCAGAGCCATCCGCGAGTGAAACCTTTTGGTCATTGATTTCACAAAGCGCCTGTTTTGAGAGCTCTGAAACTGCCGCCGCGATATCCGACCCGACTCGCCGATAAACCATTTTCTCTTCTTCGATGGTCAACTCACGCACCCCCATCGACGTAATGCCATTGACACGCACCTCTTCCGGGACATCGTAAACGTAGATCTGCCGCGCTTGCTGCTCCATTTGTCTTTCTCCCTCTGTGTTTTACTACGTGTGAAACTTAGACCTTGCTATAGTCTTCGCATTCCCATTCGAGATTGATGGAGCCATAGTCGGAGCGGCTCGCGAAGGAGATGGGAATTTCTCCGAAGAAAACGTTTTTGAAAATATGTCGAATTCGCTCGCCGCTCGGGAAATTCATCGTCGCTTTGAAGTTCACGACGCTTCCCGGCTTCTGTCGCTTGGCGCGTTGAACAATCTCTTGGATGAGTTTGAAAACTTCGGCATTCTCGAAATGGATTTCAGTCTTTCCTCGACAGCCACGATAAATTTCATCTCGACGATCTGTCTTTTCGCTCAGGTATCCCTCTTTGAGAATCTCAGTTTGAATTGCCGCCTCGAATGAGCGAATGCTCGTGATATTCGCTTGCGGCTCGCCGTTGAGCACATACATGAGCTCGGTTTCCTGGCCTTTTATGCGCTGATCCATGACTTTTCCCCGCCTTAGACGCTTCACCAAAAAGAAAAGCGCGGAAAGCCTCTCGGCAATCACGCGCCCTATCCCTTCAAAATGAAGGTGTGGCCGTCTGAATATTTTTAGACTACTCGTTCAAATTCCGATTGTCCACTTCGAGAAAAAATGACCCTCGGAAGGGAGAACAACCGAGGGCCACACCAATTGCGCATCACAGAGGAAAAATGGCATTACGTTGCAGCGATGACGACTCCTTCTCCGACTTCGGCTTGAAGCACAATGAAATCGGCAGTCGCCAACGTCCGCACCTTCATAATTATCACGAAGATCCCCGCCGCCTCAAGATTTGGAGTGTTGCCGGAAACGTCATCGATCAAGTAGTCGTTAATTCTCTGAGCCGCCGGATTATTTTCGCTTTTAAGACCGGAGAGATACGCATCCATCTCGCCGACCGCAGAATCTTTGAGTTGCTGCGTGAGCGGTTGTTTCGCGAATTGGTTGAGGCGCTCGGCGCAAGAATCCTCGAGCATGTCCGCCATGCGTCGACGATTTATGTTCTTCTGCCCCGACGTGAGCGACGAAGTGACGCCGCTCTGGAAAATGAACCCGCCGACGGTGCGATCGAATCGAATCGCGGCGATGCCCATTTTTCGCATGAGAATGTAGTTCGTCATGTTGAGACCGGAAACGCCCCGCTGAAATGAAGTGATCGGTCCGAGGATTGTAGGAACCGGGTCCGTCGACTGCGCGGGATTTCGCTCGGGAGCGAGATTGGAAAGCAGCGACGCCATCCACATGTTGAGCGAGGTGTCGAGCATTCCGTCGGCGTGGTTGAAGCCGTCCGCGCCCTTCATATTGTAGCCAACCGCCTCGGGAATGAACGTCTGAGCGCCCGGCCAGCAATAGATGACTCGCTCGTTTCGAGTCGCTCCAACTCCCGGCGACGCATCGGCGACAACTGCATCCACAGTGAGTGTGGTGAGCGGGGGAGAGACCGGCGAAATGCGCCCGTAGCCTATCGCGCTTGCGTCAAGCACATGAGCGCGCTGTTTCGTGCGAATGGTCTCGCTGGTTCTCGCGGGCACCACGATATTCACATCTCGTGAAGGCATTTCGTCGGCGAGCAACGCGTCGAAACACAAAGCATAAAGCGCGTCGATTGTCGCATCGCTGACAGCGTTCGGAGCCTGAATCGTCGAGGTGTACGTGAGAGCGCCGGTCGGGTGCGTTCTCATCTGAAGACCCGAAAGCGGATCCCAAGTCGTGGCCGTTCCCGCTGTGGGAACGATTGTGGGATTGATGGTTGTCGCGGCGAGAATCGTTGCATCGAGCGGGCGAGCGGGCACCGTGCAAGCAATCGCGTCGTCACTCTCGCCGACGCCCGTGTCGGCATCGGTCGCGGGATGAACTCGATAGGGAAGCGCCGTTCCGGTCGACCAATCGAAGTTTGTGCCGTCGAGTTTCTCGACGACCAACGCGGTTGCGAGAGTCGGGTCAGATCGCACTCGATAGGTTGCTGCATTCGTTCCGAGAGCGCCGGCCCCACCGATGACGCCGAGCACCAAAAAATCGCCCTTCTTGACGCCGACGCCACCATTGGCGGTTAAGAATCCGCCGAGTACCGAAGTGAAGGTTTGGAATTGCGCGGGTGCGCCCGCCGCCGTCACTGCGCCGTCGACGTTTTGCGTGTACGCGCCAACGCCCGTGAACGTGCAGCGCTTGCCGACCTTAACTCGATTGACGCCGCTCTTGAACTCACGCCCCGCCGCGACCGAACCAGCCGAGACAGGAACGATTGGCGTTGCATTCGTGGCGCTCTTATTCGTCGGAAGATCTCGATAGAGTCTCACGGCGTTCGCGCTTGCGAGATTCACGGGCACGCAAATGAGTCTCGAGAACTTTTTGTTTCTGAGAGCAACGAATCCGCTTCCGCCGCTGATGCCGGTATCGCCGAGCGTCTCGTCGAACCCGCCCAATTTATCGAGCAGATCTTGAGCCGACGAAACTTCGACGGGTTGGGGTTTGGTTGTTACTACACCCGTGGTGTCAACCGAAACGGCGTAAGTCATGTCAGCAAATTCACCGATGACCGCAACCGTTCCCGTTCCGACACCATTCACAGCGCCGGGTGGCGGCAAGTCGACGATCACAACGCCTTCAATCAGAGTGATGGTTTCTTGCCCGGGAAAACTTCCATACCTGCGAACAAATCCTGACATGATCTCTCTCCTCTAACAGTCGTCAGCCAATGAAATCTGAGGGTCATCTGTAACAGTGAGCTTATGCTGGAACCGAGCATCGGGATAGGCAACAAGTTTCATCAACGGCACGTTGCCTTGCAGAGTGAAAATGGCTTGGCGATATCGTTTCATCGCATCGTCGGAATTGTCGGTGTACTGAATCGACTTCAGAGAATAGGAAGAGCGCGCATTGTAATAATGCGGAAGGTCCAATCTGAACCCGTACATCCAGTCAAATGGATTGAACGCATCCTCCAACATTTTCGCCAGCCCCATTCGCTCTCGTGGATCCGTTGCCCAAATCTCGACAGTCAGATTCAAAACCATTTCCGCTAAAAGCACAAAGTATCGACCATCGGGCGCGGCGAGTCTGTACTCTTTGTTAAAACCAGGTGTGAATCTGCTTGCGTCATATTCGCCCGCCTCGGTCGAGTAGACAAGCGCGGAGGGATAAACCGCATTGTCCTCGGGCTCGCTCCAATTCTCGATGACTCTTTTCAAACGCAACTCTCGCCCGCCAGGCATCTGAATTTTAATCTGGCTCAGATATTCAGAGAGACCTCGAGTGAGCGCGGTCCTCGTGTCGGTCTCGCAATTCGCCGTCGGTGCGATGGAAGCGGTTCGATCGGACACAAGCCTCGTGCCGACTTTTGAAGGGACCACCGCGCCTGTGGGAGTCGATGTCATTGTCCGGTGAGCCTCTTTAACGTGCGGTCGATTTGAGTTTTTACTTCGGCGTTGATGGCGGTTTCTATCTCAGGAAGACTGTCCCTCAAAACATAGCGCCCCTTCAAGCCGACTCTTTTGTATTTTCTCGAGATGCAAAACGCGATGCCCTTCGCCTGCGAATAGTCGACGCCGAGCCGACGCATCGCCCAAGTCGCAACCGCAATTTGCCCAACCTGCGAAATGCCTTTGCCGGGTCGTCGACCGTACTCGATGATGGGTGCGTAGGGCGCGTTATTGAAGAGCTTGCCGCCGTCGGGTAGTTCTTGAAATTTCCACGAGCGCTTGTATTGACCCGTATTCACCGCGCCATAGATGCCTTGCCCCGCCGTTCCATGAGCGCCGCTCGGCGCCTTCATCGTGGCCTTTTGAAGGACACGAATCGATCGCATGCAGCCCGATTTGATTCCGCGTTTGACGGTCGGGTTGTACTCTTTGCCGAGCACCAACATGAATTTGGCCCATTGGCCCATCGTGACGTAGTGAGCCATTATTCGGGGTCTCCTACGCGAGCTCTGTCCTCGTGCACTTTCTCGAGATGAACCATCCACTGAAGTTTGCCGGCCGCGTAGTGCGGCGCCGACCGAGGAAAGAATCTTCTTCGCGGTCCAGCCTTGCCATCGGGGCGAGGAAACTCGACCTCGTAAAACATCTCTTCGTCGAGCGGGATCTGCGAGCCGTCCGAATCGCGCCCCATCAACTCGTCTTCGGTAAAGCGCCCGCTGATTTCGTCGAGCATCACAGCGCCGATCTCGTCGAGGCCGACCGGCTGAACAATCTCGGTCAGACTGATGAGGTCATGAATGCGTGGAGTCGGGAGCAACACGAGCTCGGAAATCTCAGAGAGCGTTCCAACGCCTCTCTCGCCGCCACTCCATTTCGCTCTGACAATCCGCACCTTATAGGGGCGCAAACCGAATTTGCTCAGCAGATCTCGAAGTTGATCTGCAAGTGGGATGAACCGACGTGCCAGAGTTTTGTTTAACTGGACGCTGGTTGGGTCGAAGAATTTGGCCATTCGCCCTCCCGGCGTTATCCATGACGAACGGGTATAGAGCTAACACCCGCAGTGAATGAACTCCTGTATCGAGTTGAGTAAACGTAAACCGGAACGCCGATAAGATCCGCGAGCCGATAACCCCACCGAACATATTCGTGTTCGAGTTGGTCGGGCTCGTTGTCGCGCAGGTGCAAATCGGAAAGTTGAATCGCGGCGAGACGATCCTGAGACTCAATCAATTTCATCTCGATGTCGTCCATGACTTTGATGATGCGCCGTACTCGGTCAACCGCTTCCTCGATGATTAAATTCATCGCCGACTCGACGAGAAACGCTGTCTGCATCGGGCGAGGAATGCCGAATTGAATAGACGCCGCCGCCTGAATTTCAGGGTAGCCAAGATGAAAGCGTACGCGTTCTTTTTCGGCGGCATCGAGCGGCATAGTCCCTCAATTGATCAAGCCTGTTTTTCTAATTTCACACCCGCGGCAAGAAGTTTTTCGATTGCTCCCGGACCGTAACTCGAATCGTCGACGAGCGTATCCTTCGGCAGATAAGTGATATGGCCGTTGAAGGAAACGATCTTCGCCTCGAGTACCAAATATCTTCCCGTCAATGGGGCCGGTTGCACTAGCGGCGGCTCGATGTTCGGGTCGACTTTCGGAGGAGAATCCTCTTTGAGAATCTTGGCAATTTCAGCCGGGCTTTGCGTTTTCACAACGGGAGGCGCATAGATTTTATTTTCCACTTTTGTCTCCTCGACCATCCGAACCTTGGCCATTTGAGCCTCCGTCAAGAGTTAAAAAAAGATGACAGGAGATACGAATCGCGATTTTTCATATCCGATCTTTGGTCCCCGATCGTGGGGGAAGAATCTGAAAAACAATCGATTCGTATCCCAGGAATTATGTCGAGAGGAATCACGCTCCGAAGAGTGAGAATCTTCTATGACGCCCCATGAGCACTGACGAGGAGTGACCGACTCCGCGTGCAAGTTCATCTGTCGATTGTTGTCGTTGCGGTTCCATGGCACGAAGCCAGGGTTTGCGACGACAACGGGTGGGGCACGAAGCCCCGAACTCTCGATCTTTGCGTGAGCGTCTTGGTAGATGCTCGGATCGAGATAGGCGAATTGGCTCTTACGCGGGAGCACACAAGGGTCCGAAGACCATCGCCAGGAATGCTCAACACAATGGTTGAGCGAAAGTTTGTGATCGACCATCGGCATGCGAACTCATTATCCGCCCGCGCCGAGTCAAACACAAAGTCGGCGCGGGCTTAAAAGAGGAAAATTTATTCGCCGTGCTGAACGATGCAAGCTCGCTTGTAACGCGCGTAATCGCCGGTGGTGACGTCCGTGCGGACGGGCCAGTCGCCAATGAACTTCCAGGCGGTGGAAACCTGGTCTTGAAGTCTGTTCAACGGAGCGCGGAGAATCATCTGAATTCGCTCTGTGAAGACTTCGATTCCGTTGTTCGTGATTCTAGGCTCGGCGGTTTTGCCGGTGATGCCTGCCTCGGTGATGAGCTCATCGAGGTTGGTGTAGTACTCACGAAGCATTCCCTGCCCGACGAACAGAGCGCGGTGAACTTTGACGCCCGAGGTCGCGCCGGTGTTGAAGAGCTCGCCGGCGAAGGCTTCGTCGGTCGAGTAGGTCGCCGTGAGGCCACCATCGACGGTTTCAGGAATCGGGTTTTCCGAGTTCTGGAAATACACGGTGCCGAGGAGTTGACCGATTGTGAAATCTTTATACATGTAGTAATCGGGCAATGCCGTGAGCAGACGCTGCCATTCTGGATCCGAGAACACTTGAGCTTCAGAGGTCGGGTCGAGGTGGCAATGGTACTTGCCATCGGGCATCGGGGGAACGTTGCTGGTTCGGAAACGCGAAATCGCGGCTCGAATGTCCGAGAGACGAAGGAGATCGGTGCTGCTGATATCGTCGATCTTCATGCCGCCGCCGACGCGAACCAGATAGGTTCTGTCTTCGGAGACGATATAGGCGCGATCGAGAACCGTGACAGCGCCGCCCGCGATCGTGATCGTTCCTGGGCCGACTTCGTCACCGACAGTGTCAGCAGAGAAGCCAACAACGGTTCGAGAGACTTCGACGCCTGCGCCAGTGGTATCCCAAATGCGAATCTTCAGCGGGTTGTTTGCGCTGACCGCGTCATAGCGAACGGGGCTTCCAAGCGCGAGGTCGGGTCGGCGAGCCTTGGTGAAACCGTTGAGTCGCTTGACTTTGATAGTCGTAACCGCAGGCTGCGCGCCATCGGCAACCGTGTGCCCCGATTCAGCCGCGTTGAAGAGACGATTTCGTGGGAGGCGGTTCAACGACTGGCCGGCAGAGAGACCGAGTTGCTGGGCGTTGCGCAAAAACAAATTGGCAATCGCGACCATCGACGTCGGCATATTCGTGTCGATTGCGTCCGCATAGAGATTCAGAGTCGCGGACCATTGCTCGCTCGTCCATGTGCTGGGAACGGGATCGGCTCCCGGAACGAGTGGCTTGGTTTTTGGTTTGATGAGCCCGGCGCCCGTGAACGTCATCGAGTCGCCGACCTGTCCGGCCCATAACTCGGCAGTCGCCTCGCCGCGGAATAACAGCCGAGGAAAGAGCGCATCATGAAAGGCGCGCTCAAGGGTATTCTCCTGAACGATTGCTCGAATTTCCGGCGATTGAACAATAATTGAAAAGTCTG